GCCCCGGTCGCGGGCGCGAGCGCGTGGGAGGACCCGCGCGAGCCGGCAAGATGGTTAACGATCCGGATGCGTGGCCGGCGCGTCCGATCCTGGGCCTATGCTACTCGTCCGGGATCATTGTTTGATTTATCGTCAACGGCTTAGGCGCGTCCGAGAGAATTTGGATTGTTAAACCTGGCGTTTGGGCGCCGATTGCAGCCCGCGCGTCGCTGATTTCGTCACGCTTGCCCATTTGGCGGATCGCGGCCACTGCGGCCATCGGGTTATCATCTTGCGCGGCGATTTCCTCAAGCCGATGAAAGTTTCGCGCAAGCGCAGAGGTTCTCAACACCTCCAATGCGGCGAGATAGGCGGCTTTCACATGCGGCTTGCGGAAAGCTTGATAGAGACCGTGCGGGGTTAGGCCGGCGGCGCGTGCGGCGCTATCGCGTGGCATTCCCTCCCACACCATCGCATCGAGTGCGGTTTGCAGCTTGCGGGTAATGCGTTTGGGAAGGCCGGCGCCGTTCCGCTGTGGTTCGATCTCGCCGGCTTGCATTACCGGCGTGGTTAGGCCGAGCACCTTCCGGCTGACGCTATTCGGCATTGCTAGGCCACTCAGGTATCAATCAGGTAGCTCAAAGAGTGTGGCGCGCGTTTTTGGCATTTGGCAACGCACTGATTGCGAATTGTGATTTTATGCAGCAATGGCGCGCGGTTTTGCTGTGGATAACTAGGTCCGAGGCCTTGACGCAATTATGTCGCAGGCACGGTCTTACCACAGCGGTAACGGTGTTGGGTTCAGGTTTAGACGTTTCGGTAACAATGTTGCGCACATTTAATGTGGTGACGTATTGACACTAGTGTCGTAATGTCATTAGATAGCGGCATCATCAATTCTAGCCCTGAGGTGATGCTAATGCCTACGTCTCGACAATTCCGCACCGCGAACCGCTTCCTGCGCCTGTATTGGCGCGTGATGTATCGCATTCCCGCGTTCTATCGCTGACAGGAGCACGCGACCATGACCAAGAAAGAAGCACGGGCCCGCAACGAAGCTTATCGTCAAGCGCTGACTGAGGGTCGCGTAGTTCGTTACAATCAAGGCTGTTCATTCCGCAGTTTCAAGACTGTTGAACAAGCCTGCGCCTTTATTCAGCAAATTAAAACTTTCGTTCCCGAGGCTGATGCCGAGCGCATTTTCCACGATGCCAACGAATGAAGGACGAAACCCGCGCCAGCGGGTCTAGCGGTTAAGCCGCTACTGACGAGTCCAACATCAACCCTGAGGTGAGACTATGAAACGCAAATATACCCAAGCCGAACGCGCGCAATTCCAAGTTGAGGCGCTTTCGCGCGCCGAGACCGGGCAATCGTTTGCGAATTATCCGGCGATCTATGAAGGCTTCACGGCACGCGGCATTGCCGAGAGCGAAATTGAGCCGCGCGTCAACGTGTTCACTTACGCGGCCTGGCAGGCAAAGGGCCGACAGGTCCGGCGCGGCGAGAAAGGCGTCAAAATTGTAACTTTCATTGTGACCGACGACGAGGGCGAAACCCGCAAATTCGCGCACACCTCCGTCGTGTTTCACGTCTCACAAACCGACGCAATCGAGGCCAAGCGCGCGGCCTAGAGCGAAACGCGGGGCGACCCGCGTCCCGGTGTAATGCGCCGGCTGATGAGCTCAGACAAACCCTAACCCTGAGGTGAAACCATGACCCGCCAACACTTCAAAGCACTTGCCGAGGCCCTCAAATTCGAGCGTCCGGGCGCAAATTGGGATCCGAACAAGCGCGTCCAATGGGAGCAGGATTGCAAGGCTATTGCTGACGTTTGCAATCGCTTTAACGGCGGTTTCAAGCGCGAGCGATTCCTCGAGGCCTGCGGCATGTAGGACGAAACGCGGGCCCGCGCGGCCCGTGTCTGCCGGTATCGCCGGCACTGATGAGTCCAACTCTAACCCGAGGTGAAACCATGCTTTCCGATCCGACTGAGGTAATTTGGACAACCGCCGTGACGTTGTTCGCGAGCATTTTCGTCATGCTTGTTCTCGCGGGAGTGCTCTGACCATGACGCACGATCCGACGCGCGATGAAATGCTTGAGTATCTTTGCGCACAACCGTTCGCGGGCGAGGCCGACGACTTTGACCGCGAGCAGGCTATCTATTGGTTCGCCGCGCACTATCACGGCGGCCAATGGTCAAATCTTTACGCCGCGCTGTGCGCGTCCGAGTACAGCCCCGGCAATCTCGAATGCGAACCACACCCCGACAGTATCGGCGCCGACCTGTACGCCGACCTTGTGGCGTGGTTCGCGCCCGCGACGGCGCCGGCACCAAGCGGCGAGACACCGCCGGCAAAAGCCGATTTCGGTATGCACCCGATGGTCCGCTACACCTTCGGCCGCTCCTAAGGACGAAACGCGGGGTAACGCCCGCGTCCGAGCGTATCGCGCTCGCTGACGAGTCCAGCCGCACTCAACAACTCGAGGTGACTAATGCAACGCACAGCATTACGCAAAATGCTGATAATCATCGGACTTTGGCTGGTCTTATTCACGCTTCCGGTCTTGTTGTGGCTGGTCATCAACCAAAACGACAACCCGCCGAGCCTTCCAAGTTCGATCATAAAGAAAGCCACAGACTCGAGTCCGATGAATTGAGGTTGAACATGCGCGCGAATAAATACACCAGGCGCGTTAAGGCGCTTGGTTATACGCCCTACGCGATCGCGCCGATCTTAGCGGTATCGGTGCGGCAATCGTTACGCTATGCCGCCGGCACCGACTTGCCGGGGACGGTAGATCGACTCCTCGAAATGCTCGAGCGATACGGCATTCCCGAGGAGTGGAAATGAGACCTTCCGATATGGTAATATCAACGCGAGGTGAAACCATGACCGACACTAACTTTCCGAGCCAGCAGCAGGAGCAGCGCGCGAAATGGGACTTGCTCTTGCTTGACATCGAAACCCGAACCGAACAGGTCCGGCAGCTAAAAACCTATGAACCCTGGCGCCTAGTGTTTGCCGGATTGACATCTGGCGCCGCAATTCTCGCCGTGGGCGTTGCCATAGGCCATTGGATCGTTGGATGAGCATGATCTCGTTAAGTGAATGAGAAAGGGCCCCGCTAGGGCCCTTTTTTATGTGCGGGTTATCGTCCTTGCCACCAACTAAGCCCCGAACGTCACAGGAGGCGCCCGGGTTAGGGCCCGATGAGAACGACTTTCTGAGAGAGAGCGACTCCCGCACTAACCGCCCTGAGGTGAGGGCCCTCGCTTCACCCGGGGAGCTTTATTCGGCTTTACGCCATCGCGCAATCGCCGCGCGCCGCGCATTAAGACTCCGCGCCGCCGCCGTGGTTTTGAGCATTTGCACAGCCGATATTTCGCGGGCATTTTCACAGGAAAATAGCCAAGGGGCGCGAACCATGCTCCCCATCGGGCGCACCTGATGCGCCGAGCGTTTTTTGAGTCGGCGCCGGATCCTAGCAAATGCCCCCGGATCCTCCTCCAAAACCAGCTTACAACCCATAACTCCGAGCAAAGCGCCCAAGCTAATGGGCCCAACCGCCTTCATGCATTTGGGCGCGAGCAGTTTTGAAACGTAACCGGCCGGCAATCCGCAGAGCTCATCAAGATTAAGCCGCGACACCTCGAGCGCATCGGCGCGCCGTCGCAGCGCGGCATGTAGATCGCGATAATCGCGTATCTCAGCGAGTGACACGCGGCCTCACAAGGCTTGCATGAAGTCCTCGTCTCCAATCACTATCAGAACCGGGCCGACAAGGAAATCATGGCGTAACTGTGCGCCGTCTCTTGCCAACGCTTCCGCCCAAAGCTGTGTCGCCCGCTCATTCACCGGCAACCCGGCGAGCTTGCCGCCTTCATCGCAGAACGCCACGCAGGGATGGAACTCGCCGCCGAACTCAAAACTATCAAAATGCGGCACCATTTCGAGATAGCCGCCGCCGAGCGCCGCGCGCAATTCGCGCAACGTCGCCGGCCGCCGGTAAGGCGTCATCAACGCCGTTCCGTTCACACTCAGCACTATTAGGGCACCGTGCATTTCCAGCCCGTGACTGACCAACAAAACTAACCCTCTGCCTCTAGGAAGCCCGCCCATGCGTTTTAAGGCTCCGAGCCTTGTCCCGCATCGTCCGAATCGTTTTGTGAGCCCCCTAGCTGATTTTTGGCCGCCTCGCGACGCCCTAATAGTCGCAGCAGGCTAGGCGAGACCGGCGAATCCTTGGGAATCCCGGCCGCACGGCATTCCCGCGCCCACAAAACCTCATTCGCCCGGTCAATCCGCTCGCCAACCGCGCGCCGCCGCCGCGTTTGCTCATCGTCCGCATCGAGGCCGAACGTCTCGCCAAACTTGCGCTTGAGCTCCTCGACCGTGGGCCGAGACCGCCGCTCGAGCTCGAGGCGATCCGCCGCCGCCCGATCCTCGAGCACCAGGCGCGCCGCCGCCGCTTGCCGTTCGCCGGTCTCGACCACCCGGCGCCAGCCCGCCGTCTCGCGCTCGCACCATTCGATCACCAGCGCCGGCGAGGGCAGATACTCAGACTCGCGCGCCACCCCGCGCAACGGATCCGCGATCCGCTCAACAATCGCTTTGGGGTAGAGTTGGAGCACCGCGACCAGGCCGCCGATATAGGTTTTGCTGCCTTTGCTGAGACTAGGCGGATAAAGCCCGATCAGATTGCCAACGAGCTCCGTGGCAATCTCAGGCGACACCCTTTCGCTCATCAACCGGGAGGCCGAGGGCACGTTTGCGCTCTCGGATTTCGTCGGCCATTTGGTAAGCAAGCTCCGCGCCGGAAGCTTTTCCATTGCGTCGATTTCCGTTTACCAAAGCGGATATGTAGGCAATCGGCTCCGCTACGTCAGCATCCCTGGCATATTGGATGAGGGCCAGCAAACCATCGGCATCATCGTGGGTTTGTTTCAGCCAATGGCCGAGTAGGCTGCCGGTGCGCTTTTCCGCTATGCCAAACGTGACAAGCAGCAGCTTACCAATACGGTATAGCTTTGCGCGAGTATCTTCATCGACTGGCTCCCCGATTTCCACAGGCTTAGGCTCATCAAAAAATCCGGGCTCGCGCTTCGACTGAGGAATCTTCTTAGATTCCGAAGGAGAAGAGTTTTCTTTAGGGGGTGTGGGGGGGATTTCTTTTGTGTCACGCATGTCACGCTGCAACTGCGTGACGCCATCACGCGCCGCTACGTTACGCGCTCGTTGTTTTTGTTGGCGAATGCGGCTTTGCTCCCGCACCCGTGCACGTCGCTCCTGTTCCTCGAGCTCCAATAGCCGGACGATTTGAGAATCGCTCATGCCGGCCGCCCTTAGGGTTGCAATGCTAATCATCGCGACGCCACCCGCAGCAAGTCGCGCCGAGCAAACCGAGGCACCAGCCGATAAGGAGCGCCGTTATAGCTGCGGCTGATTTGCCAATCGGTATCGACCAGCAGGAAATTCAACGCATGAATGTGAACCGAAACCGTAGAGTAACCTTTCGGCGCCGGCACTCGAGCCGCGAACACCGCCGCATAAAGCGCTGGCCGCGTCATTCCGTTTTCGCCGGATCGTTTGATCGCGTCGAAAATCTTGGTCTGCAGCGGTGTTAAGGCTATCCCAAGCCGAATGTTTTTCGGCATCGGTTGATGGCAGTACGGACAATGTTCGGGCCCGCGCATTAGGAAACCTCATGAAAAATCCTGAACTGCGGCCATTGAAAACTCGCCGCTTGCTCGCGATCCCCGCTATCTCCGCGATCGTCGCGCCCCCAATTTTCAACGATTGAATGCTCGAGCGTCACATCAAGATATGCGATTGTGCCGCAACCAAACCGCACCACAATCAGCACCGGCACACGAACGATTGAGTGAAGCGTCTGCAATTCAACAACCTTGCGCCGTCCGATTCTAAAAAATGGGCACTCACCAAAGGCGTATGTGCTGGTCTTGATTTCAAAAAATGCGACGACGTTCCCGCGATATAACAGCCGGTCAACACGCGATTTTTCTAAGTCGTTTGGATCTGATCCGATCTTTAACTCGTTGGCATGGGCCCAGGTCGCAAAAGCACTAGCAACTTCTTGCTCCGCAACAGCATGTTGTTCCGTCCGATAAGTCTGCCGAGGTAACGCACTCACGACACTTTCCCTCGCAGCAAGTTGAGGTGTTCCAAGACGGCGAGCGCCTTATCCAATCCGTAGACGACGCAAGCAAACCCGCCGGCAGCATTCACCTCATCGACGAACTTGAGTTGATCCTCAGTCGGCCGGCCATCGGCAGCCTTGAGCTCGACCGCATGGAATATCCCGAGCGGTCCAAACCCGCAGCGCGGACACGTTGAAGGTTTCACCGCGCAGATGTCAGAGACGCCGGCACGCACGCCCAGGCCTTTGAGGATCGAAGCCTCGATAGGTCGCCGCGCGCCACCGTTAGGGGAATGCCACGGGATAACGCCCGGTGCTCCCCGGATCTTGAAGTGCTGAAAAACCGCCCGCTGGATCTGATCCTCAGGACGCGCCCGCCGTCGCCTCATGATCTGATCCGAAATCGCGTGCTAACGAGGCTTCTCCGAGCGGCGTATCGCGCAGCGCACCAAGCAAACCGCAAGCATGGGCATAGCTATCGACGGTGTGCTCGAAACGCTGTTTGTCCTCGATCTTGTCGCGCCGTCGCATTTCGTCAAAGGCTTTCATATCGAAGCCTTTCTCGCGCATCTCGCCGCGCATCTCGGCGCGCTCGAAACTAATCTCGGCGCGTTGCTCATCAAAATGATTGTGCGCCAGCATGTACGAGCGCAACTGTGTTGCTTCGCTTTTGTTGAGCGCGCTGTTGTGTCCGATCTTAGCTTCCTCTATCGCATCAAGTAGAGGCTCGCGTTTGCGTCTCGCCATTTGATTTAACCTTTCGTTGTTTGACCCCGAGGAGCTCCGCGACGGAGATCCCCGTTAGATTGGCAAGCCGGCGCAAAATTTTACCGCGCGGGAAACGGTCGCGGCTTTCCCACCGCGATACCGTTGCCTCTTTGACCCCGATTTTCTTGGCGAGCTCGAGTTGAGAGAGATCGTTGCGCTCGCGCCAAATTCTAAGGGGATGTCTCGCCGGCATGTTGTGCTCTGCGGTTTGAGTGCCGACGATCTTGGATTACCGAAACGGAGAGCGTCAAATTTGCCGGCCATGCGACAAAAAACTTGGGGTCTATACCTTTTGATGTAGGTCAAACGCCCCCGCCGCATGATACAGTTACCCATTCGGTAATGCTGCGAGGGTCAAAATGGCACGCACGGGCAAGGCGTTGGCACGGACTCGCATATCTGTTGCACCAGCGAATGAAACGCCGATTTATCGCCTCTATATTGACGAACACCTGAAAGCAAAGGGTTGGACTGACGCCGAGGCCGCCGATATTTTCGGCGTTGCCTATGCCACAATGTACCGATGGCGCAAGATGCAACGCCAGCTAGACGCGGAGAAAATCGCGCGATTTGCGGAGGTTATGGGCATTAGACCCGAGGAGCTTTGGGCGCCGCCGGTCGAGAAGAAACCTTACCATATCGTCAACATGCTCGAGGCCTTGGACGACGATTCCAAAATCTTAGTCATCAAACTAATTCAGCAGCTTTATACGATTAACGCATTGAAAAAAGGGCAAAAATAGCGGTGATTAAGTTGACATAGTTTTTGCCTATACCTACCTACCGCTACGTGGTTATACACAGCTATATTTGACGTATCGGAAAGGCCCTATTAGGCTCAATAGGAGCCTTAAACACCCTGTTAGTACCGCGTTTCCGGTGACCGCATATGGCGGATCCGTGTTCTGATACCCCTCTAGAAATTTTGGCGCGCATTGCCGCGCGACTTGCTGCAATACAAGTCGATCTGACGGTGTTGCATCAAAAGACACAGCAAGAAATCCAACAACTAGAAAATACCTCAGGCCCGAGGGAGCGACACAATGGGAACGATGACCCGTGTAGGGTTTTATCGTGACATCGACCCCGAAACTTACCACGCGGATCCCGCCCCACTGCCCTCTCTATCGCAGGGCATCGCAAAGCTACTGATCCACAACTCGCCCCTGCACGCTTGGACTTGCCACCCGCGCCTCAACCCGGACTTCCTGCCCGACTCTGATAAGAAATTCGATCTTGGCAATGCCGCGCACAAACTACTCATCGGCGCCGGCAAGAATATCGCGGTGCTCGAGTTTGAGGACTACCGCACCAACAAAGCCAAAGACGCTCGAGACGCCGCGATAGCAGAAGGCAAGACCCCTATCCTTGGGCATCAATACGCTCGAGCAAACCGCATGGTCGAAGCGGGACGCGAGCAGATCGCAATCCGCTATGAGAACCTCCACCGCGCCAGAATTTTCGATCCCGATATAGGTGCCGGCGAGGTGGTCATGTTGTGGAAGGACGGCGAGACTTGGGCGCGCCAAATGCTCGATTGGCTCTCGGACGATCACCTGATTTATGCCGATTACAAGACCACAGCGGAATCGGCCGCGCCGCACACACTCGGCCGAAAGATGTCCACCGATGGATGGCATATCCAAGCCGCGATGGCCGAACGTGGATTGAACATCTTGGACGCAAGCTTACCGTCACGCCATTACTTCTTTGTCGTTCAGGAAATCGAGGCCCCCTATGCTTTATCAATCGCGGAGCTCGATGAGAACGCGCTTGTTCTAGGCCGCAAGCAGCTTGCCTATGCTTTCGCACTTTGGGAGGCGTGTCAGAAGAACAATCTTTGGCCGGGGTATCCGCTCGATACGGTCTATCCGGTCATCCCGCCCTGGTTTGAATCCGAATGGCTTAGTCGCGAGATCCATTTTGCGGCAAGCAATCGCATCAGCGGTAACGGCGGCATGGTGACAGAGTTAGGGTGAGCAAACTAAATTTCAGTCGCAGATTTAACAACAGCGCGGTAAGTGCCGGCTATCACCGCGTTATGCGATTCGATACGCCGCCGGAATGGGTCAATCAATCCGACGAAACCCGCATGTGGGCGCAAGCCGAGACGCACGGAAAGAAAACAACGAAAGTTGATATGCCGGCATTCTCATTCACCGAAAAAAAACTCACACCGAAAGCCGCTCGAGATACAGCAGAGCAGCAATTTATTGACAGTGTTACGCAAGCGATGAAAACGATTGAATTTGCCTTTAATCAAGTTAACTCTGTTCCTCACCCAACAATGGCCTATCAAAGTCGGTTCAGACACAAAGACCTGATTGACCTATTAGGGCGCGTCTGCCGTTGTTTCAATCCGGCAATCCCGTTCGCTTATAGCCCGCTGGTAGCCGTAGATAATCGCTGCAAGCCGCGTCTATCGCTCAGTGACGTTCACATTTGCGTAGAGTGTGGCGGCCCCGCGCGCATTCAGTATCAGAACGAATGGTTTTGCGAAGATTGCACCCCGTTGCAATCGCCCTACAAGCAAACCGAACGGCGCCGCGAACTTGTGCGCGAGTTAGAAGATAAGGAAGCCGAAGCGCGCAAACTCAAAGACGCAATCGAAGCCGTTGCGGAAAAGCTGAAACCGCAGCCGGACCCGCCTCCAAAACCGAAGCCTGTGTACCAACCACATCCAAACCCCGAGGTGACGTTTCCCGCGATCACGACCTATCAAGACAGACTAAAGGCATATCACGACAAACTAAAAGAACAACAACCAAGCCCGGTCTTTAGGCCTAAGGAGCACCAATGAAAGACACGGCTGATATTCGCGAGCGAATGCTGCGCATCTGGAAACTTGTAGACGAGAAAAAAATCTCAGCATCCGAAGCCCGCTTACATATTGCGCTCGCCAGGACGGTGCTCGAGACGCTCAAAGTTGAAATTGCGGCCGCACATCTAAATCAAACCAATCTGCCGAGCGTTTCTATTGGCCGAGTCATACAAATGAGAAAGCAACATGGAGTTTCGGCAAGCTTCTCGTAAGTCAGCGAAGCCGCTTGTCGGTTTGTACGGTGAATCAGGTACCGGCAAAACCTATAGCGCATTGCTGTTGGCGCGTGGTTTTGTCGGGCCCGCCGGCACAATCGGAATGATCGAAACCGAAAGCGGACGCGGCGAGGCCTACGCCGACTTGATCCCTGGCAGCTATTACGTCTTACCAATTCGGGAACCGTTCTCGCCGCAAGTCTATGGTGAGGCGATTGCACTTGCAGAACAGATGGAGCTCGACGCACTCATAATCGACAGCGCGAGCCACGAATGGGAAGGCGCGGGCGGCGTGCTTTCGATGGCCGCAGCCAACCAAGCAAAGGGTGTGAAGGGCGTTCTCGTTTGGCAACAACCGAAGATCGCGCACCAAACTAATTTCATGCTGCGCCTAATGCAGACACCTATCTCGTTAGTGATTGTCTGTATGCGCGCCAAGTATCCGATGGAGCAGAGTAAGAAGCCGAGCGGCGAAGCCGAATGGACGCGATCACAAAGACTCGAGCCGAAGCAGAGCGAGGATATTCTGTACGAGATTTTTTGCCACGGATGGATCGATCACTCGCACGCTTTTCACGCAACAAAATACACGCGACCGGACCTCGCCAACGTCATCATTGACGGAGAAGCAATCACGCTCGAGACCGGAGCTCGCCTCGCAGCTTGGGCATCCGGCGAGACTATAGCGAAGCCAGCCGGACAGCAGATCCCTAGTGCAGAGGATTACATCGCAAAATGGGACCACATCATCGCCGCCGCCACACGCGGCGCCGACCTTCATCCGTGGAACGCGGAGAAGGCTATTCGCAATCAGATCCTATGGGCGAATCCGGAACAGCGGGAAGCACTTACAAATCGCGTGGCGAGAGCGGCGAAAGACCTAGAGACCTCCGCGTAACGCCGGATTTTATGACCGCTGTGGAGCTCGCCAAGCATATATCGGTAACGCCAAAGACAATCCGACGATGGGCCCAAAAAGGTGAGATCCCGCCCGGTAAAATGATTGGCGGTAGAAGGCTATGGGAGTGGGAAATTGTCCGCTTGCATTTGTCACAAACTCATACCAATATGGTAAGTCCCAATGATACCTTAACACAAACCGAGAGGATACGAAATGAAGCGCAGTCACACAGACGAGCCCAGGAGGGCCGTCATTCCTAATTCGTTTGCGGACCTGATGGACAAATTCAAAGCTAGTCCGCAGTTTCAGAAACTTAGGCCCAACACGCAACGCAAGTACGAATATATCCTTTGCCGAGCTCGAGCTCTGCGGAGCTTGGGCGACATGCCCATGCGCGAGGTTTGTTGTGAGCACGTCCAAGCATTTCTCGACGTGTTTGCTGATAAAGCCGCGCAGCAAACCAACGGCAAGGTTGTCATGCAATCCATGCAGCAATGGGCGATTCCGCGCGGCTATTTGAAAGTTCCGTTTACCATTGGCCTACAGGTTGAGAGATCGAAAGGCCATCGGCCGCCGTGGCTCGATCATCACGTTGAAACCGCAATCAAGCACGCGCGTCCGGACCTGGCGCGCTTTGTGGTGCTCGCAGCCTATACGGGCCAGCGCATTAGCGATCTTGTCAAAATGCGTTGGCGGCATGTTCGCACCGAACGCGGTTTCCGAGGCATTCAGGTTGTGCAGACCAAGACCGGCAAGGTGCTTTGGATTCCGTTAGTGGACGACTTGCTGCCCTATATCGACGCTTGGGAACACGAATATAAAAGCCAGCCCCGCGTTGACTTGAACAATGATTTTATCGTGCTCAAGCGGGACGGTACGCCTTGGAACGAGCATCTTCTGACGGAGCATTGGAATCGGCATCGCAAGGTAAATCCCGCGCTCGCAGAACATGAGGCGTTACAGCTTTCGTTTCATGGCTTGCGCGCCACTGCCGTTATTCGGCTGAAACAACTCAACGTCAGCACTGATCTCATTTGCAGCTTTGTCGGCATGTCACGGCAGATCGTGAGTGTTTACACTGCAATGTCGGATCAAATCGAAAACTCTATCGCGGCTATGGAGGCAATGAACAGCAAACCAAAAACAGCGCAGATTGTGCCGCTGCACAGGATTGAGAAGGACTAGCTTCGCGTTGGGCAGCCCCCCCAAAAGGGCAAGCATCATCCCCAACGGAAGGGCCGGCGGCACGGGTCAGCACAATCCCCGTTGCCGCCGGTTTCATTTTCGGAGGGCGAAAGGAGAACAACTATGTTTCGCATCGAATGCTTTTGCGATGACAAGCGTCTCGCGGAAATTCTGAATGCGCTGAACGGCAAGGCCTATCAGGTAAGCGCCATCCCGGTCGCCAATGCTCGCAAGGCCGCGGGCGGCGCCGTGCGCCAAATCAACGGCTCAACGACCGAGCTCCTGATGGCAGGCATTGCCAAGCGCAAGCTCAGGGACGTTGGCGCCCAGGACATGAAGGCGATCATGGTCGAAGCTGGATTCAATGAGACATCCTATAGTCATCCACTGAAACAAGCGCAGGACATGGGCTTGCTCAAGCGGGTGCCCGCCAAGAATCAAAAATATACGCGCTATAAGGTCATTCCCAAGAAAGCCAAGAGTAAATCGAAAGGAGCCGCAGCATGAGCAGCTTGCGCCTCTATAAAAGTTATATGTTCCGCGACAAGGATCCGGCGATTGACGAGCTCCGCACCGTGATCCAACGCGCCAACAAACAGAACCGCCTCGATCACAAGGCGCTTGCACAGATCACCGAGGAGGGCGGGCCGACCGTTTCATGTATGCGCGCGTGGTTTTTCGGTGTGACCAAGCGGCCGACCAACGCCACGCTCGAGGCCGCCGGCCGCGCAATCGGCTATCAACGAGTGTGGGTCAAACGGAAAGCGAACGGCCATGACCGTGATTGAAGAACAAAAAATTATGGATGTCAGCCTCGATCCGCGTTGGAAAGTGGGCAAGGTAAAGTTCGACGGAGCCGAGCATATCTTCATCACCATGCAGCACCCGAAGCACATCAACGTCACTTGGCTGATACCGCGCGAACAAGCCGCAATGATGGGCAAGGCCCTAATAGATTTAGCGAAATGAGTAGCCTCGACGCGCAGATTGCCGAGGTAGAGCGCGAGATCAAATATCGCGAGAATGTCTATCCGCGTTGGGCGCGTGCCGGCAAGATACGGCAATCGGTTGCGGACATGCACCTCGAGCGTATGCGTGACGTGCTCAAGACCCTGACAGAGCTCCGCAAGATGCAAGACCTGGCCGAGAAACTCGCAAAGGAGAATGGCAATGGAAACTCGGAGCGATGAGGAAATTATTGAGGAAATACTAAAGCAATTGAGGCCGTTAAAGGATGGCGTGACGGAGGAGCAGGCGAGAGCGGCGATCCGGGCGACCATTGAGAAACAGCGGCAGCGCATAAAGGAGGCGTTCTGATGTGGTCGTGGTTCGTATTTCTCAGTGCTATCGGCTTTTGGCTTACTTGGGCAGCCATCGGTGTGATGTGGCTCATGGCCGGCGTATTCCGCGAACCCGAGCGTGAGCGCGAGATCCTGCGGCGGGAAGGTTACCGCAAATGACCGTCAATAAGGCGCGGATAATTCATGACATCGCGAACGAGGTCGCCAAGGAGCTCACTGCCAAAGGCTGTCTCATCGAGGGAGGGTTTGAGGTGTTTCGCCTTTTGGCAATCCACAAGGACGCGCCGGAAACACAGGTATCAGAAATGCGGCTCGCGTGGATGGCCGGCGCGGACTGCCTCTTTTCCAGCATCATAAACATGCTCGATCCTGGCACGGAGCCTACGGAGATCGACCTCGAGCGTATGGATAAAATCCAACAAGAGCTCGACAGATGGAGGGCGCGGATAATTGAGCGCGTTACGCCCGCGCATCAGGGCACGGCATGAAATTACATAGTTCAGCACGACGAGCGAGGAGCGCGCGATTTTATTGAAGGGTTTCGATGAGAAACGGGCCGGGGTTGCCCGTTAGGCGCGGGGCGGTCTCTGGCCAGGGATCGTTCCGCGCCGCACTTCACGCGGCAGCCGGCGGGACGCCGGGGCTCTACTAGGGAACGAGGCCGCAAGGCAAACGACACTTGAGCCGCCAACACCTAAGATCCTAGTTAGTATGGTGAGGCAGACGGGTCGCGCCCGTCCCGCGTGGCCGCATGGATGCAACAAATATACTTTGGGTTATCCCAATCTTAATCTTGATTTGCGCCGTCATTTACGTTGTGCGCTGGCCGTGAACAGCCGCAGAACAAACCCCCTGTTACTGATCGGTAACATTTAGGGTCTAAGTATTTGATAATAATAGAACCTCTGATATCAGTTCCGTAGCATAGACTTGTTGTAGATCAAACACATACAGCGATGCGGTTTTCCGTTTGCAGACCTAAGAGGTCTTCGCGGATCTTCGCAGGCCTTCGCGGGTCTAAGGAGGGACAATAGGGGCTTTCATAACCCTTGTTGTCAACTTTGCCGCCGTTCTTGCGGTGCGTTGCGCCCCCGCTCATCACGGTATTTGCATGAACCATGTGGACACTCGCCAAGCGAACGGCGGCATCCAAAAAGGGTTGGCGCACGCGGAAACGTATGGCGGTTGTTCGTGAAACATTAAAGGAACCGAGCCATGAACCCGGGCCCCGCCGAAGAAGCCGGCAAGGTAGCGACGGCTGCCGTTACGGCGTTGTCAGGGACGCCCTGGATCCTGGCACTGCTAATCTTCAACCTAACGTTTCTCGGGTTGCTCGCGTGGGTAGGCCGCGACACGCGCCAGCATTACGACAACCTCAATAAGAGCCTCCTCGAGAACCAAGCAAGGATCCTCGAAAACTGTAGGCCGCACCCATGAAAATCGCATTTTCGTCCGGTCACGGGAAATACATCCGAGGCGCCAGCGGCTATTTGGACGAGGTGGACGAGGCGAGAAAAATCGTTGAGGCCGTGGCCGAGCTCTGGCGCGCGAACGATGTCGAGGTGACGACGATACACGACAACCAAAGCACCTCGCAGAATGCCAACTTAGCTTGGCTGGTAGACCAGCATAACCGACTTAGCCGTGACCTCGATGTGTCGTGCCACCTGAATGCGTATCAGACCACCTCAAAACCTATGGGCAGTGAGGTTTGGTATTACAGTCAATCGGAGCTCGCCGGCAGGGTATCGGCCGCGATGGCCGGCGCCCTCGATCTGCCGAACCGTGGAGGCAAGTACACCTCAGGGCTGACGTGGGTCATGGGGTGCGAAAAACCGAGCATTTTGCTCGAGGTGTGTTTCGTAGACTCTTCCACCGACGCCGACCATTACCACGCCTATTTTGATGAGGTCGTCACCGCGATAGCGGAGAGCATCGCCGGCATCGAAATGGGCGAAGCCCCGGTCGAGCCGGAAGAACCGCCGCCGGTCGAGCCGGAAGAACCGACCGGAGAGAACCGCCTCGAGATCACCGCGACCGGCGCCGGCAATCTCATGGTGGATTTCAACGGCAACACCGTCATCGTGGGCGACGGCAATCCGGACAACCGTGTTGACATAACGATGGCATTGCACGGCGATGTGGTTGTGAGTGTGAACGGACAAGAGTTTCACAATTTCACCCCGCCACCCGACGAGATCCAGCCTAACCACCGCGACGTTATGGCGAGCGTATTCGGCGGCAGCAGCGATCCAAACAACTCGGCCTATCCGCCCTATGATTTTCTAGGCGACAGCGATTTTTATGTCGCGTTGCCGGTCAATGTGAGCGACGAAGCGGTGCGGCAACGCGGCGTGCGCGTTTACAATCGAGCGACCGGCGAGAGCGAAATAGGTCGGATTCGCGACAAGGGCCCTTGGATGGTAGACGACACCTCGTATTGCTTTGGCGACGCCGAGGCAATCTCAGTCACTTGCTATCGCGATCACGAACCTTTGCCGCGCGGTCCTAACCAGGGCAAGATCCCCTCTAACGAAGCGGCGATCGATCTCTCGCCAGCCCTGGCCCATGCGATCGGCATTGATGGTTTAGGTCGCGTCGATTGGGAATTTGTCGAAGGAGAAACCGTATGAAATCGCCGAAAGTAAATGAGACCGCCCAAACAGATGAGCCCCAACCCCTAGCCGGAACGCTTCTGACCGTTACGATAAGCGACCCAGGCTTGGCAAAACGATCATCGGAGGTGTCTTACGCCATCCACGCCTTAGAGACCGTTGCGAAGGAGCTTGGGCGCGGCAACGGCGGTATCACGGCAGGAACTATCGTCGGCGTAGGTTCAGGCGGCGCCGCCAACACGGCAAAAGGCTCTTGGACTTACACGCCGTCCGCGACGCTTCCCTAATCGCGTTGTTTCATCGGAATGCCGAATGCGCCATTTGCGCCGCGCTCGATAGCGTCGAACATCTGACGCAGATAGAACACGTTTTGAAATGCCGTCACCCGGCGCAGGGCGTGTGTATCGCTTTCGTTCCAATCCCTCGAGGCAGCCGCGCCCGTGACTTGCGTAATCCCCTCGAGTTTGCCGACCGTGGGCCCGAGGAGCTGATCGACTGCCGAGCGGCCAGCATATCGCGATAGCGGCTTGTCCGTTCCAATGGCGCGATAGAGATCCAACTGGCCGCGCGTTGCCTTCGCCGTCATCTGGTTGCCTTCCTCGAGCCAGCCGAGGACGTTGCTCCGCGCCATCGCTTCCTTCACCCAATCGGCCGGATTGTCGGACAGCTTGTTGCCGGCCAGGAGCGACCCGACAAAGTACGAAAGCATTCCCAGGCCGAGCATTCCGGTGACGCCGCTCATGGTTTGCGCGTCCGCGCGTTGTAGGTTCGCGAGCAGGATCCGCGTATTTGCGCCGGCTGTGAATGACTTGAATTGCGTGAGCACGCTAAAGACCGGATTCGACATCATCAGCGGCTTTTCAAATCCGGGCGTCACCACGCCTATATCAGCCTCACGCTGGATTGCGCTTTCAAACGCGGACTTCGCCTGCTTGTCTGTCCATTCTCCCGTATTCGAGAGGTGAACGTCGTCAACTATGTTCCCGTGCGTTTCGTACTGTTCCGCGATCCGTTCTGCCAAATTTCGATCTATCCCGTTCTCTGCCAAGATCGCGAGCTCGCGCCCTGTATGTGTGCCGGCGACCAAGTTTTTCGACATATTGTGCAACTCGGTCATCGCGACAACGCCGTTAATCGCCTTGGCGAAATCGGTCCACTGTGCCTGCAAATTCACAAGCTGGAACTTGTCGGCCAGGTACGCGGACCCGCGCTCGAGCGGTGATTTTGGATGCATCGAGGTCATCGTGTCGGCAAGCGAATGAGCTCGCGACGCCTGTTCCATTTCGATGATAATTCCCATCGCGCGGAACTGACGAACAACCTCCTTGGTCAGAGTAAAATCGCCCCTCGCCAGCGAACTAATGAGCGGCTGATAGGCGTCCTTCATCACCGTGAGCGCGCCGAACCGCGACATCACGTTGCCCAAATCGGGAAGCGATGAGATCACCGACATCCCAAGGCTCGCCGGCACGTTCAGGTTCTTTACGACGCGCGCCGCCGTGGCGAGTTGCGGCATTTGCGAATACATCGGATAGCCGTAGACGCCCCGGAAAATATCGCGCTGTCCGGCGAGATCCCGAACAACCTGATCCTGTTCTTTCCCCAACTCGAGCCGCTTGTCCTTGTCCGGCTCCGCATCAATCATGCGGGCATATTCCTCATGGATCTTGCGAAATTCATTGGTCATCAACGGATCGCCAAACCGTTCCGCGAGCAGCGTATCCGGCACCATTGTTCTAAGATGAGCATTGACGATGTGTTGAATATCGTTCTCGAGCCACGGTTCAACTTGCGCATCCGGAATGCCGAACGTCCGCGCCAATTCGGGCCCGCGCCGCCCCTCCACGTTGTCACCGCTATAGCCGACGCTAGGGCCGCCGCTATCAATGTCGTAATTCAGCCGGCCATCTGGCGAGCCGAGGATCCGGTCAATGATTTCGTGGGCGTTGTCGCGTAATTCGGAATCGCTTAGGTCCGTATCCTTGGCGAGCGCCTTTTTCACGAACCGATTAACCGCATCATCGGCGGTTGTTAGCCGGCGCGCTTCCGGCATTCGTTCGCCGCGATCCGTCGCCTCCTCGCCCTTGCCTCGAGCTCGCAGGGCCATCTTAGCCTCGACTGAGGTATCGCCCTCCCATTTGAGAGCCTCCTCCTCGAGCCGATCGCGGAGCTCGTCATGCTGCCGGTCGATCATCCCTTTGGCGTCATCAAGGAGCTCGCGCCGCGTCTCATGCCGGTCTAGCCGGTCCTGCAGGATTCCTAGCCGGCCACGGTTCGCGCGTTCCGCAAGCTGTGCCTCGCCGGCCCGTATATCGGTCGCCCCCAATTGCTTGAGCCGTGCTGCCCTTCCGGCTTGCGCTGATGCGATTAACTGCCGGACCTTGGCAACATCCTCCCGGGCGATCGCAACCTCATCCTCCTTGCCCTGACGGCGAACGGCGACCGGAACAGATTGCCCCGAGGCTTCCATGTCGGCCGCGATCTTGTCGAGATCGCGCAGATTGACCGATTGGCTAAACTCATCCCGCAGGATCTTGCCCACGTCTTTGACGGACTTCACCTCGACGCCGGCACGGTCGAATAGTTCCCCGAGGGTTGCGGCGATATGGCTGGACTCGAGCGCATCTTTATCCGCGCCAGGGAGGTGCTCGACCCACCAGGCCGGCTCATGCCCGCGACCCGACTGACTGATCCAATTTAGAATGTCATCCCGTTCGGGCATCCCGTGGCCCGTCTCCTCGCGTGTCGGAAACGCGCCGGGAAATTCGCCCTGTAGCTTTTCCCCCATTTCGTGAAAGGTACGGCCTTGGCTGTTTATGAGCCCCGGTCGGACGCGATTGCCCCCGATAACGCCCGCGAGCTCGCCGCCCTCATCCTTAATGCCGCCATTGGCGACCAGCCACGACAGGAACGACGGAACCTTCTGCATCTTGCGCCGGCCGACCAGCATCTCGGCTGCCGCCCGATATGGGCCAGTTAGCGCACCCTTCACCTCCTCATCCTCGAGCGTCCGCAACTGCGCTTCCGTCATCGGGCGATCCTGCCGGCGCAAGTCCGCGAGATCCCGTTCCATGTTCTCGAGGTGCGCGCGGTTTTCCGGAGCCGACAGGATGTCCCGGTTCTCGCGGATCATCGCATCGAGCTCGGCAATCTCCTCTTGGTACATGCTGCCGCGCTCCTCGAGAGCGCCGGCCCGCTTTTCGGTACGCGCGACTTCCCGTCCACGTTCGGTCAGTGCCGCATTGAGTGTTTTCTGTGTCTCCTCATTTCGGGCGATAGCGTCGTCTATCTGCCGGCCCCGGCTGTTCAGGGCTTTGAGGTTATCGTTGTAGGTCTCGAGCCGTCCCTGCGCGGCGCGCTTATCGGCTTGCTCGCCCTTGAGCCAGGATTGAAATACGTTCGCGACTTCCGGCCGTCCGGCTTTGATTGCCTGCTTGTCCCAAATGCGTTGCACATAGGATTGCGCGGTCCTGACATCGACATCCTTCGGAATCAGAGGCGGCGTTGTCTCCTGGGCCCGCTTGAGCCACGGATCGAATATCTCCTTGCGAATGAATTGAGCCGCTTTCTGCACTTGCGGAATCGAATGCTGATCGTCTCGCCGCATTGCATAGGCGACATCCTTTTTAAAACTCTCGAAATTCTCCTGTTCTTGCGGCACTGCCGATTGATCGGTAAACGCCTCTCGCTCCTTGGCGAAATAGGGGGCTTTCTCCACATTCCCGAATTTCATCTCTTTCCACTGATCGCCGAGGAAGCGGTCAACCTTGGCTTGCAAGATAGAAATGTTTGACCTAGCAAGCCGACTGAGCGCACCGCCGCCACCGAGCACGGTAGGGATACCGACCAAATTATCCATGAAGCGCAGTGCAGTTTCGAAAGCATCGGCTGCCGCGCGCCGCGCCGTGAGAGATCGCGCGCCGAAAATCCGCGCCATCGGATCCATTCGGTAAAGAAGATTCGGCACCGCGCGCATGGCCCGCGCCGTCAGACCGCCGACCACCGGCACGCCTTCGACCAGGCTTGTGAGTGCCTTGGCATTCTCGGTTATGCGTTGCCCGAAAATCGGGACGAGCTCGAGCTTGCGCACATCGGCTGCAGCGGCGCCAACCGCCGCCGGCATGGGAGGGAGCTCCGTCGCTTCCGTTAACGGCGCCGCCGAGGGCTCCTGCGCCACGTCAGGCCGATTGTAATGGTTGACCAGGCTCGCGCCTTCGGGCGAAACCAGCCCGGTCGTTTGATCCATTTTCACATCGGGATTTTCTTGCTCCAAGTATTTCAGCATTCGGCTGCCAATGCCCTGCCGGCGAAATTCGGGCGACACGACCACATGACCGAGCACGCGATCCTCGCCTTTCGTCTCGGTTTTGGCGACGCCGATAATGGGAGAGAGTTCAACGCCATCGCCGACTTTTCGCGATGCGGTTGCTGCCGTAATGTTCTTGCCCGTGTAATCTTTCCAATACTCAATGCCGTTTTCCTTCCCTAACAGCTTCGGCTCGAGTCCTGGCCCATATCGCACGTTCATTGTCGAATTGCCGGCACTCACATGCTTGGCGACATACTCATCGTCGTTGTGTTCCCAATTCGGAGTTATGAGCTCGCGCGGTTCGGTTGATTTCGTAAAGACCGGATGACCAGGCAACGGCGGATTGCCGTTCTCATGGTTCATCAGGGCCCGCTCGCGATCTAAGCCGCGCTCTATCGCTGTGAGCTCGGCGGCGCTCGCCACCTTCACCGCGCCGCCACCGAGGAACGCCCCTAACAATGTGCCGGACGCGACGTTGATTGCCGATTCACTTAGCGGGCGAGTGTATTGCGTGGCTTGGAATGCCGCCTCTTGCGCGGTCATTTGCGCCGCCGAGGCATAGCCCAACTTGAGTGCAGCCTTCCCGAATGTCGCGCCGCCCTTGGCCGCCTCGAGGCCCACGCCGCCAGGTAGCAACATTGTCGGATCCGCCAGGCCGGCGATCATTGTCGCGACCCATCCGGTTTTTCCCGAGTCCTGCAATACTTGCTTGTCCGATTCCTCCTGTTTGATTTGATTGACAATCGCTTGCGTCTGCGCGGAAGAACGCGAATTTACAAAACGATCCCCATAATCATCAATCATGCGCGTGCCCTGAATAGTAGGATCGCGCGTTGGACTGTAACCAGGCTCCGCGTTGTAAAACGACGAGTTGATTCCTTGGATTATCGAAACCGCGCTATTCGCTTGCCGCAGCGCGGACCCCATGATGTCCATGCCGGCGTAATCAGGAGGATCGACTTTACTGATCGGCAGCGGGTTTCCCGTGACCCAACCAACACCCGGATCGCTTTGGCGCCACGGCATTGTGTCACCCGCGCGTTCCGAGAGTTACCGGCGTTCCCGTCACCGGCTCATTCCCCGGCTGCGTGATACCACCTAATCGAGACAGCCCCGAGCGAACGTATGGGCCGAGAGGCCTCATCATCGGACCTCCTCCCGGCAATGTTCCTATTTCTGTGGGAGCTCCGAATGCGCCAGGCTGCGGCACTAATCCCGTGACCCTCTCTCTCGCCTCCACGTCTCTGTTAAATTTATCCAACGCCGCTTTCTGATCGAACGCGAAACGATCCGAACCGTCCGGCCCGTGAAGCTGCATTAGCTGCCCACGATAGTTGATGAAAATCATGTAGGACGGTGCGAGGCCGGCAGTCTTTTCGTGGACCGTTTGAGGATCCGCCATGACGCCGGCAATCGACCAGCTAGGACTTGCCCCGGGCCCGATAGGTGTTTGTTGCCCGAGAATGCCCCGAGCCTCCTGCATCACCTGATCTTTGATCCAATCATGCGAACCACCGACTTGCGGATACATGAGCTCCGGTGCGTTCCGCGTAATCGCGCCATTGTTGACGCCGCTTTGTGTCCATAAGGTTTTTACATAGTCACCCGCCTTTTCCGCCGCCGCTTGTGCATCAAGTCCGCGCGCTCGCATTGCTTTGTAGTAATCGACAAAATCCGATTGCAGATATGCCGCTTGTTCCGGTTGTCCGATTATCCCTCTGAGAATATCGTGACCTTGTGTTGCGAAGAACCGACCCCAAAAACCGCCTTGCATAATGTTCTTGGATTCCTCGCCGGTCATCTTGCCGACTTCTTTATCAACATCGGCTTTGACCTGTTCATAAATTCGCTTTTGTTGCGGATCGTCCGGCATGTTGAGTTGCTTAACGAGATCCTGCGGGTTGTCGATTTTGTCTTTCAAATCGGTCCAAGCATCCAACCGCTTGAGCGCAGCCTCGCCAAAATCATGCTTAAAATCTACCGGATTGATCCGGCGTGCCTTATCGAGCATCATCATGCCCGTAGTCATCCGTTCAGGATTGTTTGATCCGGCCATGCTCAAGACTGACGACTTCATATCGTCGCTGTTAAGCGTCCCGTAGTACGCACCTTCGCTCATCGTCCCCATGCCGAGCGCAATGTTTTTGGCTTCCTGAATCGGCCCGCTGCGCAGCTTGCCGCCGATAGAAATGCCGTCCTCCTTACTCAGCACAGACGGATTATCCGAGACAAAAGTTCCATGCGTGTCGCGCATCTTCTGCACGATTTGATCACGCGATTGAAAATTGGCGGCCGTTTGGTTGGGATCGGCTGTATTAAAATCGACCTTGCGATAGTCGCCTTGCGCTACCGCCGCATCGACCGGGCTTGTCCCGAGCGCCTTTTGGTGGTTCTCGATATTGTTCCATGCACCTTCATAAAGCTGCGTTGTCGCCGTATCCATGCCGGCGGCTTTTCTTTGCTCGAGTTGATTTTTGAATGCCGCCTTATCTTCCGGCGTCATTATGGTTTTTGCCATTTCGGCCGAGTCGAGTAATTGACTCATGTGTTGTAATTGATCTTCTTGCCCGCCGCGTTGGGCGAGCGTGACTGCATCGCGCAGCGTTCCTATGCCAATGTCCTCATTATTTTTCAGCCGGCGATCTATATCCTCAATCGCTGCTTTGGCGTTCTTTGCGGCATTCTGTTGCAATTCAACCGCGATGCTCTGAAACAATCGTTGCTGTGTCGCCGGCAAAGACGCAATCGGCGTTCCGCGCACAACAGGATGCTCTTTGATTTCTTGCTGCGCCGTCTTAAACGCTTCGGCATCTTTATCCATATACTTGTGCATTCGCTGATAACGTGCTTCGGCTTCCTCCGGAGTGTTGTAGCTTGGAAACTTATCCCAACCGATTTTTTCAACATTCTTCACCGCGTCATCGACCGACACAATCTTGCCGCCCCATATCGACGGAATGTTGTAAGTCTTGCCTTCATGATCGACCGTCATTTGTAGCAGCGTTGAGACGTTGCCCTGGTCATCGACAATCCGTTCGTTAGGACTGCGCAGCCGGTCGAGGTGGAGTTGATAAAAATCTTTCTCCTGCGGTGTAAAATGCATTTCAGCATCGGCCGCCGCGAGGTTAATTGGCGCGGGCGGCGCAACGCCCGTTCCTTGCGAGCGCGCAATGGCATTCTGAACCCATGTACGCGTGTGGTCATTTGGCTGCGAACCACCAGGCACAGATGTCCATTCTTTCTTGAGTGCCGGCGTTGCCGCATTCATCCACCAACCCGGATCGCTGCCAAACTTCCCGACATCCTCCTCGAGATCGCCGGTCGCCCCCGGATAGCTTTTCCAGGCGCCCGTCGTTTTGTAGAGATCCGCCGCCGAGAGCCAGGAGCGCATATCCTGCGCTTCCTCAGACATTCCGGGTATTCCGTATTTGCGCACGCGCTCTCTATAGGTGGTTAGTGTTTCCTGCCCGCGTCCGGCGGCGGTTGAAATCTGTCCCGCCCATCGCGAACCGGGAGGATAGACATAGGGAGGGAATGCCCCGGTCTCATACGGGTGTTGCCCCGGGAACTCACCAGGCTTGAATGATTTTCCGCCGACCGTTTCGCCATAGCCGGTGCGAATTGGCTGCCCGGTTACCGGATCCATGCCAAACCCGCCGCCCGCGACTTCGCCATGCGCGATAGCATCCAACACCACCATCTTCCCCGGACTGAGGAGCTCCGGTTTGTATCCTTCCGCAATCGCCCCCAACGTCTGCGCGCTACTTTTCGGATCTTGCTGACGCTGTAATTTCATCCAATCAATCTGCGCGGTGAGTCCTTCGATATGATCGACCGACGCCTGATCCCCGAGCGCGGCAGCCCGTTGCTTTAGATCGTTCGCATGTGTTAGCGAAAAATTATTCGGCGCTTTGATTATCTCCGATTCCCAACTATTCAATTCGGCGTGGTAGTTCTTGAGCTCCTCCTTTTCCTCTACGCTGACGCCTTCGAGCGCGTGCAATCCTTCCGCCACGGCGGCATCGCGTTGACGAGCAGTCAACCCTAGCTTTTGCGCCTCCGGATCCGTCCAAAACGCGGCATAGAGTGCCCGCTGCGCCTCGACCTTGTTTTTCTTTGTTTGATAGGTGCGGATAACGTCTCCGATTTTCTGTTGAGCCGTGTCGGCATCGCGCGCCTGTTGCTTCTCGAGTCCGGCGCGCTGCGCGTTGTAACCATTGCGCGGATCACTCGTAATTAAATCTACAATCGCCTCGCTATCCTTTACTTTTTGGTCATAGGCCGCCCGTTGTTCCGGCGTATCCAAACCTTGGCGAGCGAGCGTTATTCTTTCCTCGTTTGTTCGTTTGAGCTCCTCCTGCATCCCTTGCAAAGCATTCGTGCGCGTCGTTACATCGTCCTGCGCCATTGTTTGTTTAACGGCGCTGGTTGTTTGATCCGCGATTGTTCTCCCGATAGCCGGACGTAACTCAGGCGGCGTATTTTGCAGCATCGTGTCGTTATATTTCTTGAGCGACTCGCTCAACACATGCGGATCGCCCTTCGCATCAATCCGCATCTGTTCAACGCTTTGAGAAATGGCGGGCGTCATCTTGGTCATGTATTCGATTTTTGCCGCTCGAGCGTAGGCATCGGACGCGGGCCCGATTAGCGGCGCCTTCGCGATAAACGGTTTGCCGTTTGCTTCCCCGACCGCTTGTTCCCCGGCTTGCTCGCCGTATCTCGTCGCAACTGTTTCCGCCGCCGCGCTCGCCTTATCGAGCGTGTTCGCAAGCATCTGATAGGGCGCCTGTACTTCCCCAGGCGTCACCGCCGTTTGCGGCTTGCGCGATATGTCCTCAGAAACCGGGACTTCGGGGAGATCGACCATTAGCTTGTACCTATTCCAAAGTTGCTAAAATTTGTCCCGCCTACGCCCTTGAGCAGCGTGGCGGCGACATCAAGATCCGTTAGCCCCATTGCATACTTGCCTTGCGCTCGAGTGAACGCAGCATCGGTTCGCTCTTGTTCGGCTTGTTGTAGGAAACTCTGTTGCGCGATTATGCGCGACGTTTCGCCTTGAGTTTCTGAATAGTCGCGGACTGCCGCGCCCGTTGGCGACGTGGGATCGGTATTTGCAGCGGCGCGTACCGCATCAATCATACCGAGGCTGCGCGCCAGCTTTTGACGATGTGCGGCTCCGGTTTCCGCCGCTTGGAGCTCGCCATATTGCGCGGCCCGGTCGAGCGTCTCTGCCTTGTACTCGGCCGCAGCCGCCACGCCTTTACCCTTTTGATAAGTCCCATAAGCGGACAGGCCTAGCGAGGCTATCGAAGTTATACCCGCGACGGGCAATGCTGCTGCGCCCATGTTACACCGTTGCTTCTATCCCGAGCTCCACTAGCGTGAACGGACCCGGCGTGTCCTTGATGATTGCCACTCGAGCGTCCCACGATAGCCCCAACGGGAAATAATCATAGGTTTGCTCGCGCATCGGCGCTGGCTGCGTTGCGTCGTCGCCTATGTTGTAGGCTGTGATCCGCCGGATATTCATAATCGTGCCGAGAGCCGGCGAGGTTTGCGTAAGCGGACCACCGAATAGCCGCGCGAACACAAAGCCGGTGTTGTGGACTGTCCAAGCCGTCACCCGAACGGTGCGCCGCTTCACCATGCGTTGCTTCTTAGCCTCGCCGGGAGGAGCCATCGGAATGAACGGCTCGAGCACCGAGGTCCAGGGTTGACCGGCCATGAGATTCGCACTGTTGAGGTTCTCGCCGCCATGAAATTGCGGAACAATGAATCCGTTCGCGTCAATCTGATAGGTGCCCATGAATACAGTCCCGTTATCAATCAACGTGACCGTGATCCCCGGCATGAACCACAGCGGTCCCTTGCCACCAGGCGGGGCGAGTGCGGCTGGCGCATTGTTGACCCGAAGATTGCAATCGAGAATCGCGAATGGATCGAGCGCCTCAACTATCGACACGGGTCCGGATCCACCCACGACGTTGTAAACATTCGTGAACAGGATTTCGGCTTGACGTGCCGCAACCCAACTCGGCTGTCCGGCGCCGGTCCAAGGAATCCATCCAGCATTCCCAACAAGCTGCCCGTTTTGCAGTTTGTAAAGGCCGACGACAATGGAGCCATCGGCATTAAGAATGTAGGCATAGCGTTCCGGAAAGATGCTATCGGCACTCGGCGCGGCAATAGCAACGGGCCCGGTAAACAAATGCGTCGCGAGATCGCCCACCTCGCGCGTCTCGTATGGCCGGCTGTAGGATCCTGTGGCTGCCACGACCATCGGCCGCAGATTGCCAGCATTGATGAAAATGAGCTCCTCTTGCAGCAATCTCGGTTGTACGTTTGCGGCGCCATCGCGGCTTACCAGATTGAAGGCGACAGATCCCGGCTTGAGCGGATTCGTGACCGAGATCGGAATGTAGTAGACGCCGATTGTCGTAAAGCAGAACTCATTACCTTCCGCCCCTGGCTCGACATAGAGCACTTGTGCCTTGCCCGGGGCGAGCTCAAACATGCCGCCGTCAGCCGTAGGGACTTGTTGATCGACATAGAGATCAAACGGCGAGCCTATTGCACTCCAAGAGATCCCATTCGGAACCGAGGGGAAATTGTAAAAAATCAGCCGGTTTTGATCTATCCGGACGCCCGAAGGCCAGCCCCGGAAATTGTTCATTACCTCATCGTCCCAAAGCGAGATCGCTTGCGGGGGGAACCCGCTTCCAGGGCTGGTAATCGACACGGCGCCGTATGGACCGACCGCAACTTCACCGTTTACGAAGAATTTCCCCGGCACAATGGTTTGAATAATCATTGAGGTAGGCGTCGCAGGAGCGGCAGGAGCGAAGGAGCAAACAATCCCCTTAGCGCCCGACGTTGCCCCGATAACAAGATCGCCAACCGAAAGCGAGCCGGCGATCCCCCCGATTCCAAAGTCCTCACCTTGCAGTAATTGTTGCTCTACGGTTCCGGTCAAATGCGTTGAATCAGTAAATCCCGTAATCAGAATTTGAGCGTCGATATAACGCATCCGCGTCCCCACCATTCCGGGGACCGCGACCGGCGAAGAGAACGTAAGCGTAATGTTGCTGCCGAGCTTGTAGTCCGAGGGCAACATTGTCACGTTCTTCGGGGAGATCCGATAGAACGGCGTGCGCGCTTGATTGTTGCCACCAATCGTCACTTGATAATTGGCGAGCGTCCAAGTCGAGACACCATCCCAGGTTAGCACTTGCGGCTGTGCCCCCGGGAAGCAGATATAGACGTTCAGCAAATAAACGTCCCAAATGATTTGTTGAGCCGTCGCCACCGTCCACGGCATACCGCTTACCGTGAACACTTGCGCGCCGGCAGGATTGAACACGTTTAATGTGCCGCCATCAAAATTGAGATAGAAAATGCTTCCCGCCTTCATCAACACGGCTTCGGTTCGCCCGGTCGCCAAAAACTTCGCAGTCTTTCCCGGTCGATTGTTGAGCACCCGCGTGGCGAGGATCCGGTAATTGCTCATCTGCCGTGCGCCCGCCGCAAATGGCTTTGCATCGTCCGCGCGCTTGGCGCCTACGTCGAGCTCACCGCTCGTAAAATCCCGTTGTGCCCCGGTGATTTTTGGTCGCGCCATATCTCATCACCCCGGTGATCCTGTTCCACCCCATCCACTCGGAAGCTGCGGCCACGGCCGGCGCACCCGCCGCGCTACATAGATCCGACTGTTCCACATCGCGCGTTTCGGCGTTTCCTGATCAGCGCGCGTTTTTGCTTCCTGCAAAACACCAACGCCGATTTTCCACATAGCTGCGGCTTCTTGCACATCGTACATGAGCGAACGATAGATCCCGCTCAACGTGAAAAACATCAGCGCAGTTATGAAGGTTCTCGCCATCCTATCGGTTGTCGGACTTTGATCCCCGCCCGGATCCGAAGAGACATATTGGATTTGAACAACCCCGGGTGTCGTGCCGGACGGTGCCGGATAGTAAAGGCTCGACCCTGAGATCGCCCGCACCTCGAGGTGATTACCAACGATCTTATAAAGGACCGGCGCATCATCGAGCCGCATCCAAATGAGGTGAACGCAATCCGGCGGTTTCGGATAAGCCGTATCGAATTGCCTATCTTCGGGAGGCGTTGTCAGCGGTTGCAGCGTTTGGATCTTGGTTACGGCGGCCCAATTGTGATTATCGAGCATAAACTCGAGGGCGATTTCGTATGCGCGACTCGCGGCATTCCAATTATCTGATCCGTCAGCCGCGACGAAAACCTCATCAATGCCCGCGCTAACGAGCGCATCGTTGATAACATCGAGTTTTTGAACGGGCCATGTCATCGCATCACCTCAATAGAAAATCTCGACTTTGGCAACAAAATCAGCTTGACCTAAGCCGCCCGTAAACGACGGTGAGCATGTTGTAGCCGGCGCCGGACAACTCGCTTGCGACGAGTTCCAATAGGCTTCAAAACTATTGCTCATTCCGAGGTTTTGTCTGGTACCGCCGCTAGTCGCATTGATCCCGACAACCAAATCCTTCGCCGGATTAAATGCGTAATTGATTGCGTCGCTCGTCGTCGTTGAATTGATTGGCACCGTCACGCTGTTGACGCCGCTGAATGTCGCTCTGACTTGCGAGCCATCATAGTTTTGCGTCGTGGTTCCGACCGGGCCAGCCGAATGCCCGACAAACACATCTGACAAAACAAGATTGCTGTTCGATGCCGCTATGACCGTCACGCGGATTTGAGTAGCCGAAGCAGGAGATGAGTAGGCCGGCACGCCAACCCATTGGCGAATCCCGTAACCATTAAATCCCGTGTTATCTACGCCACCGCCGCCACTGCTGAAATTGACGCTGACAATGGTGTGCCAAGTCCCGGCCTCCTGAACGATGACTATGCCGGAACCGCCGGCATAGCCACCAGTACCGCCGCCGCCGCCGGTATTGACGGTGCCCGGTGTAGCTGCGGCACCCCCGCCGCCCGCACCCGCGGTTCCGCTTCCGCTTCCGCCACCAGCGTAAGTATTTGAATCGATCGGGCATTGCGTTCCCGCGCCGCCATTACTGTCTGTCGCGGTCACACCACTAGGACCGCCGCCGCCACCTCCACCACCTTGAACCGCGCCGCTTGGTGCTCCCGCTGCTCCGCCGCCACCTTGCGATCCGCTACCCCCGGCGCCGGGACTACTACTAAGTGGGCCGCCACCCCCGCCACCACCTGCGCCGCCATTGCCGCCGGGGCTTCCAGTATTAGAACCTCCGTTGCCGCCATATCCGCCGCCGATCGCCGTTAGAGACATAGGCGATGGAAGGATGCTATTGCCGCCTTGCGCTGCCGATGCTCCGCCGGCTCCGACTGTAACTGAATATGTGCCGCTTGGAATTGCTAACCCCGAGCCGATTAGCATTCCGCCGCCGCCACCTCCGCCGCCATATCCGGGGCTAGTGTTAGTTCCCGAGCCGCCACCGCCGGCAACGATGCAATATTGAACCGAGGCGGCCGTGGGGCAAACAATGTTGCCGTTTACAATCATCGTGTAACGACTCTTCCCGGCCGAAATTGTCGCGGTGTTGCCGGCGCCGGTAACGGTGCAAGTCGTTGCGGGAGGAGGTGGACCGCCGCCGCCCTCTACGATGATGGTGAGACCGCTGCCCCCTGCCACACCGTCTTTACTGGTTGTTCCATTCGTGCTGTTGCCGCCCGCGCCGCCGCCAGTGTTCGCCGCTCCGGGCACACCTTGATTATCGCCGCCGGTAGTTCCCGGCTTACCGCCGCCGCAAGTAGCGGTCGCAGTCGTGCCGGTTTGATAGGTGCCACCGCCGCCGCCGCCCGCGATGCAATTCGCGAGCCCGAATCCGGCAGGCGTTACACCTGCGCCGCCATTGCCGCCCGAGCTTGCGGTTCCATTGCCGCCAACGGCGCCGTCCCCGGCACCACCGCCGGCACCGTATTGGCCTCCGGTGTGGCCGGTCCCGCCACTAAAGTGCGTGCCGGTACCCGCGCCACCATCGTTATTCTGTCCACCCGCGCCGCCGCCGTTGTATCCGCTGCCGCCGGCTGCCGCGTTATTGCCGCCACCTTGGCCGCCGACTGCGGTTGCGATTGCGCCGAGAGTTGTCGATCCGCCAACGCCCCCGGCAGTAGCGGTCCCATGAACCGCGCCGCTACCACCCGCACCGATGCTAATCGCAGTCGTGCCGGTTAGGCTTGTGCTTCCGGTAAGAGTTTGGCCCCCGGCGCCGCCGCCGCCCGCTGCGTAGGATCCGCCCGCGCCGGAACCGCCGCCGCCGCCGCCGCCGACGAGGAGATAATTAACATTGCGGCCGGATGGACAAACGATATTGCCGCTGGTGATAAAGGTGTAAGTGCTTCCAGCCCCGACCGTTGAGACTGTATTGCCGGCGCCGGTCACCGTGCAGGGAGCAGCAGCACCTCCCCCAAGCAGCATTGGCGAGAACGTACCGGGGAGTTGCGCGTAAATGCTCCACGCGCTTGCTAACAGAAACGCACATGCAATCGCGATGCGCTTCATTGCACGCCTTTCAACAACGCGCCGCCGATGCAGTAATTTGTCGCGATGCACTGATAGGGAATGATGTCCACCGCGCTCGCGGCTGTGCTGAGAACGTAGTTGCAGCCGCCCGCGCATTTCAGGTTAGAGTTGACGGTCGCCGGAATCGTGCGGTTTCCGGTGCCGTCCTGAATGAAGCGCAGCAATCCGGCCTGCCCCGCCTTCATCCCCGACCACGTCATTGTGGTGATATTGCCCGTGAGCGTGACGCTGGCGTTGAGGAACGTCGAAAAATCGAAAACCGTGGTCGCGCCCCAAGTGACCGCGACTTCCGCCGTGTAGACCGTGGCCGCCGTCAGCACTTTGTTTGCGGCGCCGCCCGTGAAATTTGCGACGGTCGCGAGATCTTGCAGAGCCGCGCTGCCAAATGACGCACCTTGAGTCTTGGTAATTGTGAGCGCGCCGGTCGTCGTGTTGAGCGTGCCGTCGCCGCTAATCGCCGGTATTTCGCCGGTCGTCCCGCCGGTATCAAACAAAATGCCATTGGCCGCGCCGCCGGAAATTGGAGTCGAACCGACTATGATAGTCGTGCCCGAGCCCGTTGGAGAGGCCCATGTGCCATCTGCCCGCAAGAAATTGGTTGTTCCGCCGCCGGATGACGGAACGCATCCTTTCGTTGCCGAAGCAAAAGGCTGGCAGAAAGTTTGCAGTGTAGTCGGACTCAACGCGACCGGCGTTCCCCCGCCAACGCTGCCGAGCACTGTGCTGGCGCCTATCGTGGGCAATTGCGTGAGTGCGGCTTGCCCGGAGAGTTGAGCAAACGAATAGTCATTGGCGGTGGCAACAATAGAGCCGGTTCGACCAAACACTTGAGTCACGGCGCCGGCCGGCGGCGCGGTCCAAATCCCATCTGCGCGTAAGAACTGACCCGTGTTGCCCGTTGATCCCGGCACGCAACCCGACACGCCGGCCGTGGTGAATAGGTTACATAAGGCGGTGAGTTGGGCGTTCGTATATTCTTGAACGACGCCGCCTTGATCGTAGAGCACTCGTAATGATGTGCCGCCGGTAATTGTTGTTGAACCAAGCGTAATGTTGCCGCCCGTCCCGCCGCTCCCAGGTGGCACACTCCAATTCCCGTCTGCCCGCAGATAACTTACAGTGCCGCCGGGTGAGACCGGAACGCACCCGGGAACCGACGTTGAAAAGATGACGCAAGTAAATGGTGGAGGTGGCGACCAAGTCCCATCTGCGCGGAGAAAATTCACGGTGCCGCCGCTGGAACTAGGAACACAACCGGCAATGCTCGCCGTGAAAATGTTGCAAAGTGTCGTGAGTTGAGCCTTGCTCAAAGCGGAAGGAATGCCGGGACTACCCGAAATATTTCCAATTACGCTTTGATCGGGAATTGTTGGCAATTGCCCGAGTGTAGTTTGCCCTGAAATCTGCGAGAAATTGTAATCGCCTTGCGCGCCGACGATGTGGCCCACGCGCCCAAACACATCAATCACCGCCGCCGTAGGTGGCGCGGTCCATGTGCCGTCCGAGCGCAGGAAATGTGTTAGGTCCGTATCTGAGGCCGGAACGCAGCCTTTAGTGACAGGCGTAAAGAGCAAACAGAACGCTTGCACCTGTAGGGTTGTCAAAGCCGAGGGTGTGGTAGGGCTCCCCGAGACGTTGCCCATCAATGTGGGGCTGGCAATCTGTGGAAATTGCGTGAAAGCAACTTGCCCGCCAATCTGATTAAATTGGTAATCATTTGGTTGCGCAGTCACCGCGCCAAAGCGGCCAAAGACCGAGGAAACTCCACTCGCGGCAACCGGAGACATAACGATTTTGTTGCCGGTTGAATCGAACCCGAGCGCCATACCCGCGCGCTGACTCGCGGGCGGCATGAGTCCGATGCTTTCGCCAGGTAAGCCAAGAATCGCACGCCCGCTGACATCGTTCAGCTTGTCCCACGTCTCGCGATTCTGAGAGACGAGATCGGTTAGCACGACGTTTAGATCGCGCGCCGGGACGCCTTGATTTTCTTGGAATTGACTCGTCCGGCGCGGCCGGCGAGCGCCCACGATGGTGACGGTGCCGCTTTGCGGATTAGCGAACGTAACTTGCGCATTCGTAATCGGGCGCGCGATGTTTCCGATACTGCCGGATGGCGAGGTGAGCGTCCAAGTGGGCGGCGTTTCTAGGACGTTGTTTAGCCACACCTCAATCCAGTTTCCGTAATCGCTACCATCGCCATAAAGCGCAAACGGCACTGGCACGGGTCCGGTCGAATTGTTGAGGGTGACGGTCGCTATGCGAGGCGCGTCCGGCAGACCGGGAACCGGCGGCGGAACCTGCGCGAGCGCAAGACTAGCCGAGAACAGGAAGGCGAGGAGAGCGGCGAAGATCCTCATGGCGCGTCCTCAAAAAGAAGGCCGCAAGGGCGAACCCTGCGGCCGTCAGGTTCAGGGGGCGAACGATTAACCGGCGCGCAAATTCGGGTCGCCAAAGATCGGATCTTGGCGCCTAACCTCCTTGAGCATTTCATCGCCTTCGCGCCGCCGTCTCTCGAGCTCGGCTTGGCCGTGACCCGGTTTCATCCCAGGCGGGAGACCTAAATTTGCATCGTTCTCATGCCCGCGCGTGCGCGAGCTCACATAGTAGCGGTTCGGTTCGCGATCTAACGTGTCGTCGGCATCGCAAGAGAATTGTGGGAACTCGACCGGGCCGCCGTTTCTCTTGTGCCACTCCTGAAATTCGATCCGCGCCCTGCCGTAAGCCTTGAGCTCGGTTTCGTAGTCCTCGAGGATCACGCGAAATTCGATCATCGCCAGATCGTATTCGCCTTCCGACATGCCATCCTGCTTTGGCGGGATAGGCTTGTCCGGCATTTTTGGTTTGCGCGGTCCCGTGTCCCACAACCACACTTGTTGATCGTGCTGGTCATCGACCATGTGCAGATTTGGAGCGACGAGCGGACGCGGCACGGATTACTCCTCCGGAAGCACAGCGACGTAGGCGCGATAGGTGATCGACGGCGTTGTGCCCGACACGAAATTGTAGAGTTTGAGATACTGATATTTTTCGTTGGCTTGGTTGTTCGTAAACAGGAGCTCAAAGATCAAGCCACCGATAGGCGGCACGGCCGGGGTCGGAAACGGGTTGGGCTGAGATTGCGAGCCGGCGACGCCAAGCTGCATCTGCGCAAGCTGCACCACATTGCCGGCGCCGAATGTCACGTCATTCGAGCCGACCGCAATCAGCGACACGCCGCCGGTCGCTGCCATTGCGCTGATCGCAACGAAAATCACCGCATCAATGCGCGCCCGCTGCGGGAAGATAGGCGACACGTCGGCAATCGGCGGCAGGGCTACGCTCGCCGCTTGGTTGCCGCCGAGATCAACCACCGCATCGGCGCCATCGGCTTGCGCGTAACCGGAAGCCGCATATGGGGCGGCGCCGTCCGAAAGCTGATTGTTGCGGTCGAAGGCATAGCTACGGTCACCGCCGCCGGTCGCCCAAATTCTCGGGGAGCTATTCGGATCCCGCGCGTATTTGCGCAAGACATCGAGCGCATCCCTGCGGCGAAGGTTCGGCGGGAGGGGACGAAGGATCTTGACCATTGCGGTACTCCGTCAGCAGGGTTTTTCGGTTAGGCAACGATGGGCGCGTTCGTCCAAGAATCGAGCCGGCCCAGGCAGTATTTATGCTCATCGACAATGCCGACATCCCACGCGATATGCGTGCGATAGGTGCGGCGGTCCTGCAGCAAGCCGACATCTTCGGGGGTGAGCGGGCGAACTTGAATGCCGCGCAACATGCCCTCGCCAAGCGTCATGCCATAGAGTGAAGCGGTGACAGGCGAGCCGCCGCCCGAGGCGACTTCATTGAATTGCAAGACGGGAGCGTGGTCATCCTTGGGGTAGCCCCACAGGAAGCGATGGCCGGCGTAGCTGATTTTTGGCATTCCGGTTTCATCCCAAGTTTGCATCACGAAACCCGTCAAGGTCGTCGTGCGCGCGGCTTGAATGAACAGCGGCAAGCCAATGAAGGGAACGAAAACGTAGGTCGTGCCCGATTTCTTGGAAATGTTGTTGAGGAACTGATCGAGGTTCGCGAGGCTCAGAGGCGCACCGCCCGAGGTGGCTGAATTGTGATAGAGCCGGCCGTACTTGCGAGCTCGCACATTCAGACCGTTGAACACGCGCGGATTAGTTGATTGATCGCCCTTGATTAAGTTGTCGATCCACAGCCGGCAGAACGCCGTAATGCCCATGCGCTCCTCGTAATTTCTGCGCTCGGGCCCGTGGCGATCCTGAATTGCGCGGTCAACGTCAATATCGTGGTCGATGATATAGGTCGCCTCATCGAATGGGCTGATCGTGCCGTGCCCGGTGCTCGAGTTTTCGTTGATGGCGCGGAACGCCGGCTGCGGCAGCACTGCCTCGCGATAGCCGGTGTATTTTGCCCCGGTCAGGCTTTCAAACGGCATCACCTCGAAAACGTCGCTGTACTCCGTGAACATTTCAATCACGGTTCGACGCACGTCCTCTTTCTCGAAACCCTTCGCGTATTCGGTCAGGGTGATTAGTGTTGGATACGGTCCAGCCATCGAGGTGTCCTCTCAAATCACCGTTGAAACTGCTTCTGATCGAAGCTGCGCGAATAGGCCCACCGTTGGGCAGGCGACATGCGGTCGTATTCCTCTTGCGAAACCTTCCCGTTGCCCGGTGCAGGTTCGCGATGAGATTGTGAGAACGGCGCAGCACCGCCACTCACGTCTTTCGCGGCGAGACGTTCAAACGCTTCCACATGCTTTGCCGTAATCAGGGCTTGCGAGAGCAGCTTGGCGTCGTCAGCGCCGACTTTGGCGTTGAACCAAGTTTGCAGCGCGTTGATCCGGTTCGGCCCGTTCGCGCCTAACTTGGCAATCTCGGCATTGATGGCGTTGCGGATCGTTGACGCCTCGCCGTGCTGATAGGCGGCCAGGAGATCGACCACCTGTTCGGTCGCCTCTTGCGAAAGCTGATTGTTATGGGCCCAGGTTTTGAATTGCGCCCACAGCGGATTAGCGCCATCGACCTGAAACTGACCGCCGTCCGGCAGCTTGAAATCTTTGCTGGTCTTTACCTGATAGCCGTCCGGATTCGCCGGCAGCGAATTGCGGCGAACTTCATCGGCAGATAGCCGCACGGCCATTTCGTTGTAGTGCCGGCCGAAATCTTCCGCTTTGCCTTTGAAATTCTGCGGCACCCAACCGAAATCAAACTGTCCCGCCGTTGGGCTTGGGGACGCCGAGGCTGGCGTAGAAGGCGCCGTCGTCGTCGGGGGACTCGTCCCTGAGGCGGGAGCGGATCCCGGCGCGGGCGACGGGGGCGGGCTTGGGGCGGCCGAGGATGGAGTTGTCGGGTCCGGCATTGGTCTGCGCTTCGATCCCTTGCGCCATGTGGCGCATCAAATCTCGCGCGAGACTGCGGCGGCCATTTAGGGTTCGCAACGCACCGGACTTTCCCGAGTCGAGGCAGAGCTCTAATTGCCGGCGTAGGTAGCGGTGCAGCAATAATCCGTCGTAGCTGCGGCCGATCCGGTCGAGCGCCTCGAGCTCCTCCTTGTAGAGATCCGGTTCTTCGATCATTTGCGCCGTTGTTCGTATATGCGCGCCATATCAGCTAACCATTGTCGCAGCGTTGGCGACGGTCGCGGGAAATCGACAAAATAGACGAAGATCATCCGACTGCCGTGGCAGGAGCCGGCGCACCAGGCGCACCCGGGGCTTGTCCGCGAATGAGGCCGCCGGGAGGTGTTCCGCCGAGGAGTTTTTGCATCTGATCCACCGCGCCCGCGACTTGATCCTGCTTGCGCATGGCGACAATTTCGACCCGCATCTTTGCCATCAGGTTCTCGAGGGTCTGCCTGCCATCAACCCACATCTTAAATTCCTCAGGGAAGAACTGCCCGCCGAGTTGCAGGAATTGCACGGCCATTGAAATTTCCTGTTGTTCGGCAGCGCGTTGCGCCGGATTGAACGGCACTAGGCTGATCGTTTTGTTGTCGATCTTAACCTTTTGGATTTTGCCCCTTTTCTCCTCGATGTATTTGAACCGCTGGAAAATCTTCGCCGGCCCCTCGCGCCAGAACGGCAGACCTGGCCGGCCGATGCGGCGTTGCGCCCTCGCCATTTCATCGAGCCACTGCCCAAGCGTCGGCGGGGTGTCGCCGGTTTGCTGCGGAAAATCGACATAGAACATCTTTTTGAGGCGATGCTCTTTGTCCTCATAGGCGTAATTTGCGGCTTCCGGCGGCGGCGGTTGATACATGGATTTAATCGCGCCTTCGGATCCAACCCGCACCGGATAAGCCATCCCAGGCTCGAGGCCGGCCTCAATCGCCGCGAAACTATCGTCCGGATAAGCAAGCGGCGGCCGGATCGAAATTTCGGAATGCATAATTCGCATGATTTCATATTCATCGACCTGACGAAGCGAGGGCATTCCTTGCAGCAGCGGACCATGCCCCCACGGCCAATCAGGGTTAGGATTCCAGCGGAAGATGATTAGCGGGCAACTGCCGTCCCCGACCAAAACCTGATCGTGAACCAGCTTGTTTTTGACGTAGACGACGTGTTGCCAAACCTCATCATCAACGCGGCTCCAATCGCGCCAGAAACCCCAGGATAGCATCGTGCGATCCGTTGGCTTGTCGCGACAGACGGCTCCAACATCGTCGGGGATTTTGCTCCAAATCTCTTTCCCGAGGAGCGTCTCGAGATACATATTGCGGGTGTGGCGAACCGCGAACCGGGTGTCGATTTCGCCGTAGGGCCCGAGATCGACTTCCATTTCCCGTATCGGGATTGCGGAGACCACCACCGGCTCAGAGATTTTTCCTCCCGGCGGTTCGATCCATAGTCCGACTGTTCCAATCGCGAGATCCGGATCGAATGCCTTGGAGAGCTCCGCATAGAAATTCGACGCTTTGATTGCCTCGAAAACTGCGCCCACCAGCTTGTTGATTTCATCGACAACCTCTTGCGGCGGCTCCTCGCCCAAGGGCTTCATATCGCACCAATTTTGCGCTTCCGGCATGTAGGTGTTGATGACTTCGGTCGCAAAATCCCCGCACAGTTCAAACGCCAGATCCGTATTCAATTCGGCCGCGTCCAAAAGCCGTTGCTGCGGCGGCTGACTGTAGCTTTGGATCATGCGTTGCCGTTGCGGCGCCGCGAAAAAGTAACACTCGCGCAAATCCAGATCCCAAAGCGATTTCCACATGCGGCACTTCATGAGCCGCTGCAAACCTTCGCGTCCTAGATCCTTTTCGTCAGCCACGTTATGTCCCCGCCGCCCTGCCGGTCACAACCGAGCTCAACGGCACAACGCCCGTGCCGGCCGACGCCGTGACGAGCGGCGGTTGCGCCCCGGCCATCGCGAGACGGGTTCCATAGCGGGCAATTAGAGAAGCGTAGTCACCCCGGGCTTGCGCCTGCGCCGCGTCCGTTTGGGCTTGTTGCGCCTGCGCCTGCATAGCTTGGAACATGGGGTCCGGCGGCGGCTGTTGCGGTTGAGGAGGTTTGCCCATGCGCGGCAGTGTCACCCGCTGGCGTCATGTCGCAACGCACCGGCTCACCCCCGTGCTCGAGGCAGACGCGCCATAGCGCATCCGGCCGCCAGGCCGCCGGCAGCCCGAGCATGTGCGCGATTGCCGTCGTGCAGAAAAAGGCCGGCGGAAAGAAGCGCCGTCGTGGACGGCGACGCATCCACATCAGCCCTACTGCCCGCTCACCAGGCGCGACGTAACCGAGTAATTGCCGCAAGCCGCTCGAGCCGGGAGCCAGCGCCAGGATCGTACCGCTGAGTTGCGGATCATAGAGGATCCATGTCGCCAATTCGGGAATGTGCCCGATTGCACAAACGTGCTTCCAATGACCGAGGGCGATAAGGGAGGCAAACCGGCTCGCGGCGGTAGGCGAGAAAATCAGCAACCACCGATCCGGCTCGAGCAAATAGTGCGGCGCGAGCGAAGCGTGACCCATGTCATTCTATCGGCTCATGTCCCTTTGCTTCCGGCGGGAACGTGACGCCTTCCCCGTTTTTCCACTCAAACACGGTATCGTCGCCGCCGTCCGTGATGATGACGCGCTGCGTTACGCCGAGTTTCGCGCCGACGCTCTTGCAATAACGCGCCGCCGCCTTGGTCGCTTCCTCCGCATCAACCCATCGCCGGACGTATTCGTGCGTGCCGTCCTTCAAGAATTGACAGACCGAAAACTCGCCATCGCCCATGTTCACCTCGATAGCAAAATGATCCCCGTCACCACCGCGCCGAACAACAGGAACAACAACATCGCCCAAAAGAACCAATCGTCATTGTTCGCGTTCACGTCCCCCGCCCCCTGCGCAAAGCTATAATGCCGGCGTAATTCGTCAGCAATCATATCTTCAATCACTAACGATAATCCTCGACTCGTCGCAGCACCGACCGGCGCACCATTATGCTCGAGCGATCCGCATTGTCCTCACCACGGCGCATTGATAGACGCGATCCCATCACACGCGCCGGCTTCACATCATTAACTTGCGGCAAGCCGATCATCGCGCGCCCTTCACCGAGACCGAGGCAAACATACTGCAACGCATCGGCAATGTTGCTGTAGCGATCTTTCTTTGGACGGAGCTCGCCCTTTTCGTCGCTTTCGTTGCAGTAGCGACCGGCCATCGCGACAATCAACGTCCGGCATGTTGGCGACACCGCGAAGCGCGGACGACCGTCCGTCATTTCACCTAACAAATGATCGACCGCTTCGACGCGCGTTGCGATCATGTTTTGCTTGAGACCGGGAGGAGCTCGCACCGTGATCCCGTTGTGTTTGAAAATGTCGTAAGCCGTGCGCTCATCGTTTTGCGATTTATCTTGTCCCTTTGGATCCCCGAATGCGCGCACTTCATAGCCCGGATATTCAGTCACCAACAATCGCCGCACGCGCGGCGCAAAGCGTTCGGCCCCCTCCGCGCTTCCTATCAATTCGTGCTGCACCAGCACGCGATTGTTGATTGCCTGCATGAACACCGCAGCCGGCGAGCGACCGAAATCGAGGCCGACATAAACCACGTAATCCGGACGCGGACGCAGCACTTCGCGCGAGACATAGACCTCGCGCCGGAACATCGGCCACACCGCCGTGCCTTCCGTGACCAGCACCGTTCGCACCATCAAGCGCGAGTCGATCCAATCTTTGGTCATGCCGCTGAGTTGTTCGTCATAATAACCTTCCGGCAGATGTTTCAGATTTTCGGCTTGCGGATTGACGCGATAGCCGGTGACGGTGCCGTGCTGATCCATAATCTCGAGCACGGCCGGCGGCTGCAAATGCCAACCCCAATCACGCGGCCATTGCAGCGCAGAAACTTCATCCGGCTTGAGCCCGGGCGGCATTTCCACTCGCCCGGTCATAATCGGCAACCAATGATCTTCCGGCGGCGCGTTGGTCGCCGCGAACACTCCGCGCCATGTCGGGCCGCCATGTTCGGGCGGCGGGAACCGCAGGCGCGAGCGCGCTTCATCAAACAAAACCTTTTCCGTGAACTCGAGCTCATCGAAGGCGATCCCGGTGTATTCGGTCGAGCGCAGCTTGCGCACATCATCGTCTTTGTCGAGCGAGATAAAATCCACCAAGCAATTCACATCGTTGAATCTGAGGTGGTGATACATGGCGGCGCCGTAGCAGAAGCGGCCATAGGTCGCTTCCGGAAACATGCGCAGCCAGGTTCGGATTGTCGTGCGCTTTAGGTCCGGCATCGTGTTGCGGACCACGGCGAATTGCGTGTAGCGAATCCCATCAACCGGCGAGGGTCTCTGATCCTGCGCGTGCCGCATGATGCGAGCGCACAGCGCGTAAGTCTTTCCCGACCCGAGCGGGCCCTCGAGAATATCGACCAAGCGATTGCTTTGCAGAAAATCCGCAATCTTGGTTCCGGAATAAACCTTAAATTCTTTCAACTGACGTGTCGGCCTTTGATTTCCGGCGCCGGCACTTTCTTGTCGCTGGCGTGGCCGCCGCCCATCTTCACCCCGCCCTGGTCGCCGCCGACTGCCATCCCGCCGGGATTGCTACGCGCGGGCTTATTAGGTGCCGAAGGCATTTCCACGCCGGGAACTTTCTTGCCGTCACCTTTGCCGGTATTCGTGAACGCTGGCATTGTGTTGCTCCTTTCCAAATGAATTGATGCGTGCTGCAAGTGACCACAAATCACACAGTCGCCCATGTGCATTGAGCTCGGAAAATAGAAGTGGGGCTCTATCTTCATCACTTGCGTGACTTGCCGGCCTCGCTATACGCAATCGCGATTGCCTGCTTTTGCGGATAGCCTTCATGGCTCAACGTGCTGATATTCGAGCTAATGGTTGCTTGCGAGGATCCTTTCTTGAGCGGATCGCGCCCGGGCTGCCCTGCAGGCGTGCCGACAACGGCGCTACCGAGTTGATTGTTCTGTGGCCCGTTGCCTTCCGGCCGGCCGACCGTTGGATAGTTGAACATTCCACCCGTGTTGTGACCCTGCGGCATTGCTATCTCCCTGTCTGCTTGACCACGCCGGCCCGGTCAGAACGATCCATGCCGGGATTAACCGGCCGGCCGGGACGCTCCTCCCATTTCGGCAGAACAATCTCGATTGTGTCGTTCGCGACCAAATTCGCATCGACCGCTTCGCGCTCGCGCGCCTCGAGCCCTAACTGCGGAATATGTCCGCAATGAATAATCATCGCGGCGCCGCGCGGTGTGATCCTCCCGCTGAATGCGCCGTCCGCAGCCTTCTTAAAGCGAATGAGTCCGGCGTAATTGAGTGTGCCCACGAACAAATCAAATCGCACATCATCCGGAATTTGGCTCGCCTCGAGAAACGGCCGGCGCAAGGTAATTTGCAATGCCGGCGGCGCTCCCTTGCGTTTAATTAACGACGCCGAGGCAACCGGCTTACCATCACTGCTACTTGTCGGACGCTCGATCTTTACAAACATCGCTATTTCCTGTTCTGCGGAAACCCGAACAGCCGGCACCACATTTGCGGCTCGATCTCGCCAAGCGTTCGCCGGCAATCCTTGCGCTCCGGACGGAACGCATCGCAGAGCTCACAGCGCCGCAGCGCGTTGCCCTTGCTATAGTTGGCAACGTCCTTCGACATCTTCACCGTGATATTCGGCCACGGCATTAGCATCCCCTACAGATCGACGGCGGGGCTGGCGGAATCGGGGGCAACCGCTCAGTGCCAGCCGAATGCTCGAGCGGCCCCACCGAAAATTTCGGCGCCAACCCAAAACGCCAACCCTGCCGCGATCAGATTCCAGCGCGCGGCAACATTGAATGCCGCCAGCACAAAGCACACGAACGCAAACACCAAGAACACTAGACCGATGTTAGCCATTAGTTGCCATCCTCCGAGGCGAACCATTGATTTTCCGGATTGCTTCTCTCCCACAGCCGATGCGTCACTTCGCTAATGCGCTCGCCGTCAACAAGGTCCGAGCAATCAAAGCAGCACCCCATGCGCAGATCCTCGTACTTGCCGCACACCTTGCAGTTTCCGTGCTGCGCAATCGCGACATAGACGCCGTTGCCCGGTTTCATTGCACGATCCTTGGCACGAACGGCACGAACGGACGCGGCGCTTCCTTGGCGAACTGACGCGGGCGCACGCCATGCCGGACCATCTTTTCGCAATGCTGCCGGATCATCCAATCGTCGTGATCGCTCGCCGGCTCGACCCGGATCTTCACCCCGCCGCGCCCGCGCACCACCGAGCTCGTCAGCGTCACCCGTCGCAGCACGGGCCCGAGCTCCTCGTTGGGCGACGGATCCGCGAACGGCGCCTCTTTCAGAATGATGTGCTTGTCGGCTCCGATCTTCGGGCGGTGCTGGATCCAAACCTCGATCTCCTCCCAATAGCGTTCAGCGAAAAACGCCGGCAGGCGATCCATGTCGATCTCGATTTCAGTCACCGAAAACCTCTGCCAACACCTCGCGCGCGAGGGCCGGCGCCTGCGCCCAACCCTGTTCTAGCTGCGCGATCCGCTCGAGCGCCGCCCGCATCTTCACCACCTTGGCGTTCTGCATGGCAAGCAACTCCCCGGCTCTCTCCGCTTTGCTCTTGTCTGTCGTCATTTTTTGGTCTTTGCCGCCGTAAATGTGAAGGTTGCCCACTCTGACCATAGATCGCCGTTGTGAACCGCTACTTGTACGACCGCAGGCGCAAATAATGACGGCTTCACTATCGTGGTAACTTCGGTGTCAGATACAAAAGTTGTTGGTTCGTCCTGTGTCGGACCGAAACGAATAACGCTTGCCGCAGCAAAGTTAGTGCCGATGCAATGCAGAACAAAATCCGGATCGCCTGAGACGGCGCTGTTAGGCGAAAGTGACGTTAAGGTTGGAGCCTCGAGCGGCGGTGGAAGTCCGGCCAATGCGGTTTCGGCAATCCGTTTCATCACGCTAGGATCCGCCTCGCGCATGATCGCCGCCATCGACGCCTTCAAGTGCTCGATTGTGCCCGAAAGCTCATTGATCGCTTGTTCGCTTGGATCGCTCATTTTTTCTGTCTCCGTTTCGGTCGCGGCACCTTCGATGTCCGGCGCCCGTTCTTCGACCGCTTGTAAGGCGCGCGTGGCTTTTTCGGCTTTGGCGCAGCGGGTGCATCAGACGCAGGACTATCAGACGCACCCGCCACGGAGCCCGAGGGCCGAGGTTCCTCGAGCTCGAGCTCAACGCCCGCCGCAGGAATACCCGCAGGTGCTAGTGCCCCGCCCTGTTGCCGTTGCCAAAGCGTCTCGAGCGAAACGAGCGCATGAGCCGTGACATTCAGCGGGCCCATCAACGCCTCCTGCGCATCACCAGAAGCGCGATCACCGTCGATCCGAGCAACCAGAACACCGTCACCATCGCGATCACCACCAACGCATCCACCTAGAACAACTCCTCGAGCGCGCCGAGCGGCCGTTGCATCCCGCGCAACTCACTCTCGATCCGATCCAACGCTCCCTTCAACCCGGGGATCGCCACCGTCTCGGTCGCCTCTTTGTCCGGCATCCCGTCCACCAATGCTTGCAGCTTTCCGAGCCGTGCCCGCAACGCACTCACCTCGGCGCCGATTACCTCGAGCCGCTTGATCACCCCCTTCGGCGGCGACACCCCGGCAAGCTCGCCCTTCGCGTATGGTGGATTGTTGATAAATTCCACGTTCGCCATCGCTTCCTCCTGTGTTGGACCCCTAGCCGTATTGCACGGCTTCCCTCAAAACTCGGACGGCTAGCAGGGTCCGATGTGGGGCGCATTCTGCGCTCGGGGCTCATCCTCAAACCAATCCTCGACCGCTTGTTGAATGGCGAGCGCGAGCGAATGGCATCGCGCCCTGTAGACCGCTGCCGGAAAATCCGACGGCTCCAAAAAATGCTCCGCGAGCTCGTAGCAAGCAGGATCGTAAGTCTTGACCGTCATCCCGACCTCGCCGCCTTCAATACTTGCGCAACCTCCCGCTCCGCACGCGCCCTCCCCTCGTCATACCCGCGCATCAATGCCCCCGAGAACCACGTCACCAGCCACCCCTCATCCATGTCCGAATACCCCAACCTCACCGCAGTCTCACGAAACGCCGCTGCCCAATCCCGCGCGTCAAACGATGGCAACGGCCAATTCGGATCCGCACGATCAACCAATCGCGCCATCGGCTCATAGGAGGCCGGCACCGCCTCACGCACTTCACGATCACTCATCAGGCAATCTCCCCAAATCGCCCAAGCCCCAAAAATTTCAGCACCCCTGAATTTCTGACCTCAAGTGCGTAGACGAGTTACCAGCGCCTCGAGATCGACCCCGTTTTACCCCCCGGCCCCGGTCGCGGGCGCGAGCGCGTGGGAGGACCCGCGCGAGCCGGCAAGATGGTTAACGATCCGGATGCGTGGCCGGCGCGTCCGATCCTGGGCCTATGCTACTCGTCCGGGATCATTGTTTGATTGATCGTCAACGGCTTAGGCGCGTCCGAGAGAATTTGAATTGTTAAACCTGGTGTTTGGGCGCCGATTGCAGCCCGCGCGTCGCTGATTTCGTCACGCTTGCCCATTTGCCGGATCGCGGCGACTGCGGCCATCGGGTTATCATCCTGCGCGGCGATTTCCTCCAGCCGGTGAAAGTTCCGCGCAAGCGCAGAGGTTCTCAACACCTCCAATG